TATATAGGATTGGAAAGTATATTAAAAAAAGAAGGTAAACTTGTAATTACATATGCTGGTACTTCAAAAAAAATAAGAACTGGTTCTAATATAAGAATAGTTGGCTGGGCAGCTGCAAAATCAATTTCATCTACTGATTTTAAACGAGCTATATTAGTATATCAATTTTATATTAACAATCGTGATAAAGTCGAATTGGTAGCTAAACAAGCTAAAGGTATTGGTTATGAAGAACTACAAGTTAATAACTTAAATACGTGGTTCATAAAAAATGAAATAAAAGTGCCGTTAAGACTTTATATTTCGGATGAATTAAATGAATTTAGAGATACCGGTGTAAATGTAAATGGTGCTCATAAAATTGAAGGTGTAGGTAAAGCTGATTTAGCATTGACGGAAAATTCTACAGATAAATTTTGGATATCATATAAACACGGCAATTATTGGTCCGAAGAAGGCGCTGCTACCTCTTTAGCTGCGGTACCATTTCAACAATATGGAAGTATAAAAAATCTTCATAGTAAACTTGGTAGTGAAAAGGGTAAATGGGCAGAAATCATAGCAAACTTTCTGGATAAAACTACGGAACAATTGCCTGATCCTACTACAATTCGAATCGGACAGTCACTTGAAATTGATGATAAAACAAAAAAAGTCAGAACCAGCGATTCAAATGTGATGTTCTCACAAGAAGAAAAAGATCTGTTATTAGCAAACAAGTCATCTGTTAACACTGTTTTTAAAAATAATCCTGGTTTAAATAAAGAAATATACTTTTTGCCAAGAGGATTTTCAGTTTGGATAGACATGTTGGATGGTAGTGATGACTCTCGACAAATCGCGGGAATGTCAATTTACGGATTGGACTTTAAACTTAATTCCTCCAACTATGGTCCTGAAAATGTTCAATGTTTAATTCAAACAAATGAAAGATTAAACGTAGAATTTCACAATGATAGTGAAGATGAGCCAAATGGCATAAAAATTTCCACAAACAAACGAGGCCACATATTATTCAATCCAAATTTACCAGCTCCTAAAAACGCTGAAGATCCAATTTTACAATATCGACCAGTCTTATACGCTCGATTTACAGAAGTAGAAAATTTTTCTTATACCAGAAAAGGTAAAGTAATATTGTTATTGGGATGTAGAATATTAGTAATGCCGTACGGTAAAATACCTGGCACAGCAATAGCATTATGAACGAATTAAAACAACTACTCTGTACATTTTCAAATAGCTTACAATATACTGAAGTTATAAAGGAAATACCCAGACAATATACTTTGATAGACAATAAGATTTTCATATTTGCAAATGAAAATAATCTTCGTGAGTTGTATTTGACTTTTAATGTACAAAAAACAGATCAAAATAATCGTTACAAAGGCACTATAAGCATTCATCGTAAAAAACAAACAAACACACTGTATACATTAAATGCGATGAATAGGTTGATCGAAGATGAGAACAATGGAGTGTATGATAAGAACTTTCAGTTAAGCTGGGAATTGTATAAAAACAGCATAATTTTAACTAATGATGTCGGTGTAAAAATAGTTCCATTAAAATTGTTCTCTATCCATAAAATTTAATATTTATTTTTGACTTGATTTCGGTGTGTACCTAGTGTACACTGAATTTAGGTTGGTTATAAACCGAGTCGAGTGATTCGGTTAAATAATTAACAATTAAACAATTAAATAATTAAATAAATTATGGCATTAGATATTAGTAAGCTGAAGAGTCGTTTGAACTCCCTTTCAAACACAAATCAAAAATCAAACTTGATTTGGAAACCAAAGCCAGGTAAGCAGGTAGTTCGTATTGTTCCCTACAAGTATGAACCTGATAATCCGTTTATTGAACTGAAGTTTCATTATAACATCAACAACAAGACATATCTATCACCGGATAGTTTTGGCCGCCCAGATCCAATTGTAGAGTTTAGTAACCGTTTGAAGAAGACTGGTTCTAAAGAAGATTGGCAGATGGGTCGTAAGATGGAACCGAAGATGCGTACATTTGCTCCAGTAATTGTACGTGGTGAAGAGGGAGAAGGTGTAAAGTTCTGGGGATTTGGTAAGCAAGTTTATCAAGAACTTCTTTCGATCATCAGTGATCCTGATTTCGGAGATATTACAGATCTAACAAGTGGTCGTGATATCGTTGTAGAATTCAAGACCGCCGAAGGTGGAGCTAGTTTCCCAGAAACAAGCATTCGTGTTAAGCCAAATGTTAGTGTTGCTGTCGATCCAAAGAACTCACAGTTGCTTGAGGCACTAAAGTCTCAAGTCAATATTTTGGATCTTTTCCCCGAACTTTCCTATGAAGAACTCAAGGAGGTTATGGATAAGTGGCTAAATCCTGACACAGAATCATCAGATACGGCGGTACCAACTGCCGCGGCTGCTACCTCTGTTGATGACGACGAAGCTCCGTTTGTTACACCAACAAAGGTCGTTTCCACACCATCCTCACCAACTGCTGCTAAGGCAAAAGGTAAGGATAATGTAGAACAAGCATTTGATGATTTGTTTAACTCCTAAAAAATAAAAATAAGCCGGTGGAGTTTTTATACCCCACCGGCTTTCTAGTTATATACGTTATGGCAAAAAAAAGTGTTATTAAAGAGTCGGGTCAACGAGACGAATTAATCGAATTGTTGGCAAATGAATTAAATAAAGCAAATAAAGAAGGTGGTAAAATTGCTTATTTCCTAGATGAACAGGAAAATCCAGCGGAAATTAGTGATTGGATCAGTACGGGTTCTTCTATTCTTGATCTAGCCATTAGTAATCGTCCGCACGGTGGTCTACCTGTGGGTAAGATGATTGAATTTAATGGATTGGAAGGAACTGGAAAAAGTCTAGTTTCAGCACACGTTGTGGCTGACACTCAAAAGAAAGGTGGCGTTGCTGTTGTAATTGATACAGAAAATTCAGCAGCTCCAGAATTCTGGAAAAGTCTTGGTGTAGATTTATCTAAACTTCTGTATGTTCAATGTGAAACTGTTGAGGATATTTTTGAACAGATGGAAAAGATGATTGCAATTGTAAGAAAGTCTAACAAAGATCGTATTCTTACAATTATTGTTGACTCTGTTGCAGCCGCATCAACAAAGGCGGAATTGGAAAGTGATCATGGTAAAGATGGTTATGCAACGGGTAAGAGTATTATTATCAGTAAAGCAATGCGCAAGATTACTACAATGATTGGTCGTCAGAAGGTACTTACTGTATTTACTAATCAGTTGCGTCAGAATTTAAATGCTATGGCATTTGGTGATAAGTATGTAGTATCAGGTGGTAAGTCACTTGCTTATCATTGCAGTGTCCGAGTTCGTTTGAACAACACAGGTAAACTCAAGAAGGGTGATGAGGTTGTTGGTAACGTATGTAAAGCTGTTGTTGTGAAGAATCGTATGGGTCCACCACAACGCCAAGCAAATTTTGATATCTATTTTGATAGTGGAATTGCTGACTATGGCAGTTGGATTAAAGTTCTAAAAGATCAAAATCTAATTAAACAGGGTGGTGCTTATTACACATACAAGAAGGATGATGGATCCGAATGGAAGTTTCAATCCAAAGATTTTGTGACTGTAATGAAAACAGACAAAGAGTTGGGAGAAGAAATTTACATGAAGATTTGTGATGCTGTAATTATGAAGTACAAAGACTTTAATAGTCAGATCATTGACGATGCTGTTGTAGAGTCAGACGAAGAAACTACTACGTCGGAAGAATAATAACGTGTTGATAGATTGTTTTCCACATAATCTAATATAGATGACTATGTGGAAAACTTTCATTTGACGGCGATATATATAATACAAACCTCTATTAAATGAGCAATTTTGACAACAAAGAAATGAAGAAGTTATTCTCTTTATTTCAAAACATAGAAAGTGAATCCGTCACCGAAGGACTTAAAAAATCACTTAATAGTGATGTCCTTTTGGTTGACGGATTGTAGTGAATACTTACATTAGAAGTTTTATGGCCATTCCTTCACTCAACGAAGACGGATTACATACCGGTGGTATTGCTGGTTTTTTGAAGAGTATAGGATATGCAATTAAATTACTTTCTCCTACCCGAGTTATTATCGTATTTGACGGTAAAGGTGGTAGTCAGAAACGCAGAAAAATTTATCCGGATTACAAAAATGGCAGAAAGACAGACATTCGTCTTAACCGTAATTATGAAGAATTATCTTCCTCACAAATCGAATCTGTAAATTTTAGAAAAGAGTTGGTACGTACTGTAAATTATTTAGATACATTGCCTGTAACAATTATGGCAATTGATCAAATAGAAGCAGATGACACAATTGCTTATTTAGCTAAAGATACATTTAAAGACAGTAATGTAACCATTATGTCTACAGACAAAGATTTCTTACAACTAGCAAGTGATAAGATTAAAATTTGGAGTCCGACAAAAAAGAAAATTTTTGGTTGTAAAGAAATATTGGATGAATATGGTATTACCTGTAATAACTTTATTCTTTATAGAACGATGGAAGGCGATGTAAGTGATAATATTCCAGGATTGGATGGAGTTGGTTTGAAAAGAGTTGTTAAAGCATTTCCTTTTCTTGCTAATGAAGATCAATCTTGTTTACAACAAATTTATAATTATTCTGAAAATAATCGTGGTAAATATAAAATTTATGATACTGTATTAGACAATAAGTTATTGCTTGGTCGTAACTATGAATTGATGCAGTTACATAATACGCAGATTCAATCATTTACACAATTACGTGTAGAAGAAATTATCAATACCCCAGTCAAGAAAATTGATAAAATTAGCTTTTCTAAGTTAATTACAGAAGACAAAATGTGGAATAATATCCCCAATTATCACATCTGGTTACAAGAATGCTTCGGCAAATTAAATAGTTTCGTGGAATAAAAAATGTCGGTTAATAAAAGTTGAAAATCACTGAATTCAGTGGTATAGTAGAGTTATCTTATGGAAAACAAAAAAGCAATTGATTCATTAACAAAATACGGCCGTGACTTCCAAATCAAGTGTATTTCGTGTTTAATATCTGATCGTTCATTTATTGAAC